AAAAGTTTCATGTAGTTTAGATGTCTTGCCCAGATAAAAATCTCTCCATAACTTCGGGGGCATTTCTAAAACAACGGGACTCATTCTGGTGTATTGATATCTCTTTATACACGGAAATGCGTTCCTAAGACTTCTTCTATATTTAGCAATAATTTTGTAGGTTATTTTAGATCTTGAGTCCGGATCATCAATTTCCCCCTGAAGTCTGGCGAGCAGACCCTCGATCAAGTCTGTTCTGAGGGGTGGCGGTAGGTAAAATGGATTTAGTCCCAACATGCTCTTCTCACCGTGTTCCAGATTGATGATCATGGGAAACATGTGGTAGTATGGTAGGTCGGGTGTGCCTTTTCCCTCTGGGTTCTTATAAGAAAACAAATAAGATCGACCGACATACTGGATCGACTTGGGTATCCCTTTTGGTTTTCTTATGGCGACATCTTCGTCTTTTAGTTCAGGCGAAACCTTCCCCACGAAAGCGGCAAGAGCAGGTGCGATTCTTTCTAGTTCTGCGTGTAACATTAGAATATTTCTTTCTCGGTTAGAATTCTAAAGTTCCACCCTCTGAGTTCACATGCGTCTTTCGCTGCCTCCCATTTTGCGTTGTTCACTGCATAAGTTTTTACCTCATTAATGTATCTTCGGGTGATCCTACCTGATGAGGGTTTTTTGGGTTCTTCTGTTTGCTTGCTTGGTTTGACTTCTATGACCAGAGTCTCGACTTCACCTTTTTTGTTTCTCAGTTCTAAAATAAAGTCAGGGTAGTATCGGTGCTTTTTCCCATCGACGGGAGATACATAAGGTATACAAATTTCCTCAGACCCCCACGACAACACATTAGGATTTTCATCAAAGACCCGCATACATTTTCTCTCCCAGAGACTCCTGTATGTGATCTTTGTAGGATCTCCCTGATATTTGTCAGGTCGATTTGGTTTATATTTTCCTTTGTACGCCATACATACTATGTATTCTAGGAGAAAAAAATGACAGAAGAAAATCCCTCATCCTCTTTTATTGGCAAACTCGCCGAAGAAGCAGATTCCGTCATTGGGACAGCAAGTGGAAAAAGTGGTCAGTTAGACGAACTGTCTGTTGATGATTCTATACTGGTATTTCCCTCGGACTTGGGTGATGCCAAATCAACAAATGGTATTTTGAACTGGGTCGAGTTTACAAGTTTTTCAAAAGAGAACGGAAGTATATCATCCGTCGTTAAGAAGATAGGAAACGCCGTTGGTTTCGGTGGTGGTGATGAAAAAAATCAAACAGACGAGGCAAACTCTGAACTAAAAGAAACACAATCACTCATCGACAAATTCACAGATGGTGGTTCTACCAAAAAAGCAAATCAACAAGAAGTCATTTCAGACTCTCGTCTCGGGCGAGCAGAGTCGTCTCCCGGAAATACCATATCATTATACCTCCCCGGTGGCATAGAGTATAGCGATGGACTACAATACGAGGAGGTTGGATTTGCCGGAATTAAAAATCTATCGAGTGCAAGTGCAACAATTGGAACTGCTTCACTAGGTCTCCTAAGAAAAGCAGCGGGTGTCGCAGATAAGGCAGCAGGACTTCTAGGACAAGAATCACTTAACGCAGGACGGGCGTTGAGTGCGGAATTGGGCGTGGTTGTCAACCCAAGAAAAGAGCAGATGTTCAACGGTATTGACATGAGAACCTTTTCGTTTAATTTTGTTTTTATTCCTAGAAATGAAAAAGAGGCGGAGAGTATGCAAAAAATTATTAAATGTTTCCGCTTCCATGCTCACCCCGAACTATCTGCCAACAGTGCGTTCTTCAACTTCCCGTCCGAATTTGATATAAAATTCAAGACATATGATTTTTCAACTCCAAGCGAGGCGGTGAAAGAAAACCCAACGCTACCAAAAATTGGAAGATGCTTCATCGATAAAATTTCAACAAACTACACACCTGATGATGTCTATCACGCTTTTAAAAACGGAGTGCCACCAAAGGTCACTCTCAGTCTCTCGTTCAAGGAAGCAGAATACATCACCAGAAACCATGTAAACCAAGGATTCTAAAATGTATTTTCGTAACTTCCCACTACTCCAATATCCAATCGAAGGTGGTCAACTAGAAATCATCCAAGATATTCTTGTCCGAGTAGGTTTTACCGACAAGGTTAAGGATGCGGCAGAAACATTTATTAAATATGATATTCCAGAGGGACACACTCCTGAAAAAATTGCAGAGGATGTTTATGGCGACCCGCAATATTTCTGGGTTGTTTTGCTTTTTAACGATTTTCTAGATGGTCAATACTCACCACCACTGCGATCTAGATCATTTGACGACTATCTCGCAAGAAAATACCCATCAAAAACCTTGTTCATAACACCAGAGGGTGTCACCCAAGAATTTTTTAAATATCCTTTTGGTGCGACATCTGGTAAAAATACATTTAAACAAGGAGATACGGTCACTGTTTACTTGGGACAAAGAAACAGTTATAGAGACACTGGTGTAGACAAAACGCTAGGAGTTATAAAAAGATTTATACCAGAACTATCAGCGATTGAACTAGAGGAATTTTCTGGTATTTTGAACGAGGGAGATACAGTCGTTCGTGGATATGGTAATGAAATCAGAGCGAGAGTTTCCAGAATAGTTGACAGTAAATTTGCGGTCCACCATTTTGAAAATGATGGCAAAAAACTAAACCCACTCGCAACACCACCAGATGATAATAATAAACAAGTCCCACTCGGTCAAACTGGGGATGGATTCTCCAGCGTGCCTGTTGGAGTAACACAAACTGTTCTTGAAAATTATATTATTGATGACAGTTCAAATTTTGTCATCACCAATGAAGAGCATGAGTTTAGGGAGAACGAGACAAACAGATCCATCAGACTTCTCTCTCCAGAGTTATTAGAAAATGTCGTTCGTGAATTTAGAGACATCTTGGAGACCTAATGGCAGACTTCAATATAAAACCAAGAGTCGCACCAAGTGATAATTACGATAAACTTGACGCATACGAACTTACCTCTTTATACATGGAAAGTGAGTCTGGTGGTAAAGTAGATCTAAAACCGCTTTACCAAACTATTTCATTTGTTGAAGACATGTCGAAGGTTGCAATATCTGGTTCGGTTTTAATTAAAGACGCTGTTAACCTGTTTGATTCTTTCCCTATTTCTGGGTATGAAAAAATTCACATTACTTTTAGAACGCCGGGAATTGAGTCTGATTTTATTAAGAAGTCATTTGATGTCACCGAAATAACTGATCGGGTGAAAGCAGCAAATGAAAGAGCGGAAGTGTATAGAATAAAATTTGTCTCACCCGCTGTGTTGGCAAACAAGTCGAAAAAAATATCAAAATCTTTTACCGGTAAGATCAGTGACATCGCAAAGAAAATATATTCCGAATACATTGGGGGTGAACTCTCTGCACAAGAGACAAAAAACGAACAACGATATGTTGTGCCGCGATGGTCGCCGTTCAAGGCGATAGAGTGGTTATCTCAACGAGCGATCCCAGCAAAGAGAGGTCTTGAAACAAACTACATGTTTTTTGAAAACTTGGATGGGCATCAGTTTGTTACCATAAGTGAGTTGTGTGATCAAGATCCAGCAATGTCATACTTTAGTGTCCCGACTAAGGTCAGAGAACCGGGAGAAAGATCAACCGAAAACTTTGCAAGATTATTTTCCAATGTGAAAAACTACAGAGTCTTAAAAACAAATCAAAAACTAAAAGAGTTCATGGATGGTGCGTACTCCTCAGTTCTTTATGTTCACGATGTGACAACTAAACAGTGGGGTAGATTTGTTTATGATTACAATGAGGATGAGGACTCTGTGCGACGAGTCTCTAAAGAAAAACTCACAAAGAATAAAGATAAATACACAGAGAACCCCGCTGTTGTTTTTAACTTGACAACCAAACAAACTGGTCTCATGGGAAAAGACTACCCTGATGTTCAAAATCATGAGGAGTGGTTACAACGAGCAGGGTCGCAAAGAATACTACTCGATAGTGTTAAGGTGAAAATTACAGTCTCGGGAAATTCGAGACTACGAATTGGAGATGTTGTTGAACTCTTTGTACCAAAAACTGGTTCTGTTAAAAAGTCTGATACTGAGTGGTATGACCCATATTACAGCGGAAGATATTTAGTGACCACACTAAGACATACGATCACTCAAGACGGATATACAAACACCATGTTATTATCTAAGAATGGGTACGAAACTGGTATTCCTGACAAATCAACTTTCATGGGTACTAGCAAAAATACACCAACATCTAATATTATGGAGAGGAAGTGATGGAAGTATTTGCAGGTAAAAATGGATTCTGTTGGTTTCAGGGAGTTGTTGAAAACAGAAACGATCCTGAGCAACTTGGTAGAGTAAAAGTTCGATGTCTTGGTTTTCACACCGAGAATAAACAAGAATTACCAACCGAGGATCTGCCGTGGGCATACCCAGTTCAACCGATTACATCTGCTGCGATGAGTGGAATCGGCGAATCTCCGATCGGTCCCGTCGAGGGAACTTGGGTTTTTGGTTTTTTCCGCGATGGGGAGTCTGCACAAGAACCAATGTTCCTCGGAACTCTTGGCGGAGTCCCAGTCGAAAAGGCAAACGGAGATGAGGGGTTTAATGATCCGGCGGGAATATATCCGCTAGAGTCACTGGTCGGAGAACCCGACACAAACAGACTCGCCCGAGGAGATGAGTCAGAAACCGTTGTTGAAAAGAAAAAAAATGATAAAGATAAAATGACTCTCGCTGGGGGTGTCGGTGGTGGGGCAGAGGTCGAGGAACCAGAAACACCGTATGATGCAAAATATCCTTTCAACCATGTCAAACAGTCTGAGTCCGGACACATTCAAGAAATAGATGATACTCCGGGTGCGGAGCGACTTCATAAATATCATAGATCTGGAACCTTTGAGGAAATACATCCAGATGGAAAGCAAGTAATTAAAATTGTCGGCGACAAGTATGAGGCAGTTTTAAAAGACAACAACTTACATGTAAAGGGTAACCTGAATATCACCGTGGATGGTGACGCATCAGTTTACTCGAAGGGCGACTGCACTTTACAGGTTGATGGTGACATGGAGGAGATAATCGGTGGTGATCTAAAAATAAACTCCGGTGGGTCTGTGCAAATCACTGCTAGTTCAGACATAACATTAGATGGTTCATCGATAAGGTTAAATTGACATGAGTGTTGTAGAAAATATTATTAGAGATCTCAAGAACCGAGGGTTAACTCTTCGGTTATATTATGTCGATAGACCAAAATCTGTTAATGCGTCTAGACCATTTTCATATGTTGTTGATGGTGTTGGTGTTGA